ACCGAATTGAAAACGCAACATTGTAACAATTAAAAGTTGAATAGATATGCAAGTAATTGAATTAATCATTGAGTGAAGTTAGCTTAATCTTGGCTACTTCTACTAATCGGATTCCGCAGAATATCTCTACCATCTTTTGAGCTACAAACTCTTCGTCAGTAGAGTCACGTTGCACCTTCAGAAAGTCCTGATAGTGCTTTAGTGGGATTTCGTTTAGGCTCGTAGGAACTTTTATTTGTACTTCCATAATTATTTAACTTGTGATTCGTCTTTTTGTAACACATAGGCATAAGCCTGAGCCAGCATCTGAGTGTGCCTTCTCACGTTGAAGATGTCATTGAATACGATGTTGACTCTTTTGCCTGTCTTGTCTTTGATGTATTGCTCTACTACCCTAATCATTTTAGGCAGCTCATCGGATGTTGTATTGTCCATAGTTAGATTTTAATCCGAGTGCTTCCATCTCGTGGTATCGTAAAGCATCAATAGCGTGATTGTAGTGGTCTATCGGTCTTCTCATACGTTGACCTTGCTTGTCAGTATCCCAACAATAGGAGCGGAGTTCTTTGATGAGGTTCGTGCTTTGCTTGGTTACTAAGTAATCTTGCCTTTGCATTACGTCAATCCCGTAGTTGATTGAGTCAGCTCCTTTCGTTACTCCCTTAATCGTTTTGCCTTGACGTCTTATCTCTTCGATTGACTTCGGCTCACTTGAATCAGCGTAAATGATGACTCCTGACGGAAGTATCTTAGCTATGTCAGAGTTGACCATACCAGTTCGGTAAACAAGTTCGTTTACTATCCGTGTTCCGTTATAATTGTAAATCTCAATTGCTGCCGTTGGGTCATTCGTGTATCCAAAGTCAAGTCCTATACCTATGAGCTTTGCCTCTTTTGGTATCGTGTCAATCTCTTTCCAGTTAGTAAACACCACTCCCTCAAGACTACCTACCTCTCCAAGTCCGTAAACCCTCCACCAATTTGCCCAATAAGAACTCGTAGCTGCTTTGTCACGGTTCTTTTCTATCTGACTGACTATTGACTCATCTAAAGCCTCGTTGTCTTTGTACGTTAAAATTATGAAGTCCGTGTCTGGTTCGTCTTTTAGTTCCTTATGTACCCAAAACTCATTGGCAGGGTTAAAGTCTAAATAGACCTCTTTTTTTGTACGTATAGAAAGCTCATTGTAAGCCTCAAACGTTACGTTGTTGCACTCGTTTATGTACAGGATATCACGTCTCGCACCTCGTAGTTTAGATGCGTCATCTGCTGAAAAGAACTCTACTACACTTCCGTTTTTAAAATGATAGGTGAGTAATGACTTATTTAACTGTTGGTCATAAAATCGGTTTGTCCACTTTAGTATTTTAACAAAGTCTTTTAATGCTCCCCTTCTTAGATGAGGTATGCTTTCTGCTACTATGCTTATTTCGAGTCCGTCTTTACGTAGTGCCTTGTCAATTAACACAGCAAGGATTGAGTACGTTTTCGAAGCCGAAGTTCCACCTTGAACAATCTTGATACGGTTCTTTAAAGCCAGTATCTTATTCGTTGCCGTTGTCCTCTTGTACATCAGGGAATAGTGGTAACTCGGTTATTGTTTGCTCTACTTGCTGAAGCGGTGCGCCATAGCCTGAGTCCATCAATGCTTTGTATGCAGCTACATCGCCTTCACGAGCCTTTTTAATCAACGCTAAGGTCATCAAATCTTCTTGGCTCATAGTTTCCTGCTCACCTGTCAAAGGGTTCTTTAGAGATTGATTTACTTCAAGCCATTGACGTGCTATTGTGCTTCGGTTTTTACTTCCTTTTGGTCTTCCTGCAGGGTTTCCGCTTTCGCCTTTTTCCCAACGTGGTTCTATTTGTCCTTTGCCTGCCATTGTACGTTGTTTATTCGTTGTTTATTTAAACCATTGATTATATATTTCAGTTGCTACCTGTGCTGTCATTACAGGTGGAACGGACATACCAATTAAATATTTTGGTTCTATTTTTTTGAAGTTGTAATCAAGGGGATAGGTTCCTATTTGGCAAACTTCATTCTTTGTTGTTTTTCGTGGAATGTCAAATAATATATTATTATCTCCACCCGTTACAGTATTACAAACTTTTTCTTTATACAATAATTTAGTAGTGAATGAATTTTGTTTATTTCCTAATCTAATGTTTATAATTCCAAAATCGCCATCACCATATATTTTATTATTCCACAAATACAATTCGTTTTTTGTTAAATCGTTATATTCAATATTTTCAAATAAATTTCCAAATGGTATCGCCACTTCATTAAACTTTAATTCTAATTTAGGAAAATTCAAATCATTCCTTTGACAAATAAAAAATACCCGTTCGCGTTTTTGAGGCACGCCCATTGATGCAGCATTTAACAAAAATAATTGAACTTTATATCCTGCCTTTTCAAATTCATCTTTTACTCGTTTTACATAAGTCTTTGCATTGCCTTGTAACATTCCTTTGACGTTTTCAGCAATAACAACTTTCGGCTGTAATTTCTTTGCAAGTTTTATATAATCAAAAAATAAGTCGTCTAATCTTTGCTTTGTTTGTCCCTCACGAAATACCTTTTCCTTTCCCCAATCTTTTTCCCTGTTACCTGCCATTGAAAAACTTGAACAAGGTGGTGAACCGTCTAAAATATCAAGGTTGTATAAATCTTCAGGAAATTCAGTTCTATTTGCAAAATCTCTAATATCCTCAACAAATAAATATTTTGGGTCGTGGTTTGTTTTATATACATCAGCAACTTGAGGGTCTATTTCAACACCTCCTAAATGTTCAAAGCCTGCTAACTTATAACCCATTGTAGACCCACCACCACAAATAAAAGTTCCAAATACTTTTAATCCGTTTTTTTGTGGATACCCGTCTTTTAAATACCACTTATAATTAAATCTGTGCTTACTCATTACCTAATAATTTCCAGATTGCTTGTTCAGGGGTTGCCGCTATTTCAGATAATTGTTGTTTAACAGTCCAGTATTCTGTTTCAGTAAAGTTTAATTTAATAGTCATTGTTTCATCTAAACTATCAATATCAATTTCTTCGTTTTTTTCTGAATAATCTACATTGTTAAAGTTAGGAATATCTAAACCCCACTCATCTAACTTTTCAGTATCCCATTCATTAGCTAAGATATCCCAATCCCATTCTCCAAAGCCTACGTTGTCTTTTACGATAAATTCGTCTTTTTGCAGCTCGGTTAAATTTTCCGCTTTAACAATAAACACTTCTTTCATACCTGCTTCCTTACACGCTTTTAAACGCATATTGCCGCCCAATACAATGTTGTTCTCATCTACTACGATAGGGCGTAGCTCCAGCATCTGAGGGAACTCTTGTATTGACTTAACTAACTTACGGAATTTATCGTCTTTGATTAAACGTGGATTCTTTGGGTTCGTCTTTACTTCGCTGATTTTAACTTTATCTACTTTCATATTATGCTTCGTATGCTTGATAAATCTTTCTCAGGTTAAATACTATCTCTCTGAAACAAGAAGCGCAAGAGGATGGCTCTAAACGTACTTTCATTATTCTTGAATAGATTTCTTTTACTTGTGTTACTTCGGTTGGTTTGAATGTTTCTCTTTCAAGGATTCGTGTTTCCGTAAGCCAGTTGTACTCCTCTTCAGTTAGACATTCGGGTTTGCGGTATGGAAACCACTCATTGAGTTTTTGCTTACGCTCTTCGCATCCGCAGTCCTCTCCTGCTATAAAGTTAACGAGCTTCTTAATTCCTGTTACTTCGGTTATTTGCTCTATGGTATCTCCTAACCCTTGTGCTTTTTTCTTTGTTGCCATTGTTTATTTTTTAGTTATGTACCACCATCGTGGCTCTATTATAGTATTCAAATCTTTACAGTCTTTATCTTCTTCTCCGCTCCAAATAATTTTCAGTAGCCTGTACTTAATTACTTCGTTTTTTTCTATCTCGGTTACCTGACCTTCAAAATAGCAGTCTCCATCTTCAACGTCTCTAATTATATCTCCAACACTAAATGTCATAATAAATCAAAATCGTTATTACTGTAATCTTCGTAGTCCTCGCCTACCTCATCTTTCAATCGTTCCTTGCAGTTCTTTAGCGTGTTAAATATCGAAGTGAGTGAGATGCCTGAATCTTTAGCTATGTCTCTCATTGATGCGTTGCCTTCCTTGTAGACTTTAAATAACATTGAATCATACCAATGCCAGTTGTCCATCTCTTCGTTTATTCTTTGGTGTAGTCTTTCTAAGGCTTCGTGTTTTTCTAACTCTGAATCTTCGTCTGCAACTCCTCTTACTTCGTCTAAAGATAAAAACTGAACACTACCAGTTTTGTTTATTTCGAATGCTCGGTTGCGAAGCATCATCCACATTAAAGCAATGTTTGGTCTTCCGTCTTTGAGTATCTTCTCCTCGTAATTGTACTTGACAATTCTGAGGTAAACATCCTGTACAACGTCTTCTGCAAGGTCATACTCTCCAAATGAACGAACTATCTTAACCCATTCTTTGTGGTGGTCTGCTAATATTTTAAGTGCATCCATTTGATTAAATTCTAAACAAATATAGGATTAAATTCTAATCACGCAAATAAATTAAAAAAGCCACCTGTTAAAGTGGCTCTAAATTGTTTAAGTAAATTTCTCGTGAAACGTAGTTATCTATCTTGTGTAAGGTTGATAAGGTTACGTCTTTTCGCTGAAGGAAGTTGTTTAACTGAAACTGGTGCATCTTTAGTCCTTTGGCTTTTATGTCTTGGACTATTTGGTTTCGTGTTTTTACAAGCAGTATCCTATGCAGTTGTTTTCGGAGTGCGTCATCGTCTATGTACATCAAAAAGGAAGGTCATCGTCAATACTATCTCCAACAGGTCTGCGCTCTTCAGTAGAAGCTACATACGGCTCACTAAATGATGCTGAAAAGAATTTACCTGCTTTGCCTTCTTTTATCCATAGAGCAACTTCCATCTCTTTACCGTTTACGTTTACCTTTCCTTTGTAGTCTGGGTGGTTGTCCATTCTCTTGTTCGTGTTCTTAAAGATTGCTCCTGTGTTTGTTTTGTTTTCCATTATATGTTAAAAATTAAATTGATTACTAAAATAATTGCAATTACTGTTACCAGTATCATTGTGCCAATAGCAGCCATTTCTTCTCTGCGGTCGTCTTTGTTTAGTTTCATTGTTCTTGTTGTTTAAAGGTTTGTTTGTAGTATTGTTCGGCATCTTCATCAGAACACGGATGCAAATCTGCTTTGTAAGCCATTATAATCTGCTCCTTCTCCATTTCTTTGGCTATTCCCACAAGGAAATAATAATCATCCAAAGTAAGCTCATCTATATTTCCTTTAATATATGCTCCTAATTGCCATTCCAGCCATTCTACTGCTGTCTTCATTGTTCTTGTTGTTTAGTTTACATTTCGTGTTTAGATATGTGGCAATTTTTACCCCTTATCCTTGTTTGTTTTGTTCCGTGTTTTTCGCTTCTCGGTAGCCGTCTGAAAAACCTTTGACATAATGAAACTCAATCTCCTTTTTAATGCGGCTCAAATAAAGCGTGGCATCCATCAGTTCTTCGAGTAAATGGTTTATCCATTGGTCAAGGGTTAAATCTTCTCGGTCTAATGTAGTTCCGTATTTCTTTAGTCCTGTTGCAGAACGTTCAGCATACTTCGCCATTACGGATAAAACTACTTTGTCGGTTACTTCTTGGTTCATAGCATTTGAATTAGTGCGTTGTAATACTCACGAGCAAGTTCTATCTTTTCTTTTATCTGCTCAATTACTTGTTCGTCTTTTTGTACATAAAATACTTTGACTCTTCGGTTCTTAGGTATGTGTGAAAACTGATGTTTAGTCTCTACCTCTTCACGCAAATCTAAATCCTCGTCAATCTTGTGCAATTTCCAATGCGCTCGTCTGATTTCGTCTTCTACCATTTCAATAGGAGTATCAACAAGGCAGTAACAAAGCATTGACTGCTGTTTTCCTGTGAGCCACATATATCCTTGAAGTTGGTAAAAATAGTCCTTGTTAGGAATTTCGGTGTCAAAAAACGGAAAGGTAGTAGCATCCCAAGAGCTTTTAACGTCTAACAATACATCTTCCGTGTTTACGTCAGGTGTGCCAGTTATCCAATCGTTTGTAAAATGCTCCTCATTCTTGTAAATAAACTTTACGTTTAAGACATCATTGACTAACAAGATAGCATCATCTTCAACTTGGATTCCTTTGTCCGTGTAACGGCTTGAAAACTCCTTCTTGATGCCGTATTTATGTTCTAACACTAACTCGTGAATGTAAGTCTTTGCCGTCTGAGACAAGAACTCACTTTTAGAGCGAGGTGTAGCCATCAGTTTCCCGATAGCTGAACACCTAATTTTGAGAGCCTTCATAGTGCGTTAAGCATATCCGTTTGACCTTCCGTTAAAGCAAACGATGATTCCAGCTTTTCACGAGTGTATTCGCCTTTTGCAATGGCTTGTACTGCTGCTGCAAATCGCTTTTGGTCAATGGCAGGTAGTTTCTTTTCTTTCTTCTCTTGTTCTCCTAATGCATCCGTGTCTTTGTCCGTCACTAAAGCAAGAGCAGAACTGAGTGCATATCTGCGGTAGTAGGTTACACCCGAACCAAACGATTGAAAATCATTCATACCCTTCAACTGAACGTAAGGAATAGCTATTGAGCTTTCGATGTGTTCTCCAGTCTCTACGTGGAATACCATTGTAGCAATGTAGTTCACATCATCCTTTGTGTGGAGAGTTTGAGTAAAGCCAAGTCCGTGTTTTTTAAGCAGCGGATTGATTACTTCAAAGATTTTAGGCAAGTCAGCGTAAGAATAGCCATAGCCTTGTGTTGCCTTGTGGATTACAGGCACTTCTTGTTGGAATGATGCCAACGATTTTAATAAATTCTTCATAGCGTGTGTTTTTAATTATATACAAATATATAACTTATTTCAATTCATTGTACATTTTTTTATATTTTTTTATCAATTCTTTTAACTCATCTACTGACCATCGCTTTTCTAAATGCGCTCTACCTTGCAATTCAATCAATCTTTTTGCTCCTATTCGTTTTTCTATACCGATTTGGTAATTCAAGAGGTTGCCAGACAAAAAAGTATTGCAGTGTTCGCATTGTAGGTGGCAGTTATCTTCGTCAAAACGAACGTTTGAATGTCCGCCTTGCGAGTAATAGTGTCCGCAATTTTTTTTCTTAGGGGGTTTGTTGCAGCTTATGCAGTTCAATCCCTTATCACGCCCTCTTATGTACTTATTAAAGATTACCTGTGCTTCTTTTAACCAGTCTGAGGTTGTTTTTAAGTTCTCTTTCATTCGTGTTTTCGTCTGCTTCCATTGCTTCTCTTTAGCTTCAGCTACAAAAGCACGGACGCATTCGTCTTTTAGGCAATATTTATGATTAAAGCGGATAGGCTCAAACTTCTCCTTGCAGTTTTTACATCTCATAAAGTAATGCTTTCATCTATCCAAATTCTAAATGCTCTCTGCAAGTCTACCTGCTCGTTAAATACTTGCTCTGCGTGTTCTTCGTCTATTCGTAAAACTAAACGGTCAGTCTTTTGAATCTCATCAGTTAACATATTGGCTTTGTTTTTTAGTCCTTGACGAAAGACGGACTGGTCATTAAGGTCTTCAATGAAGTCAGCTAATACTGGCAAAAATGCTGCTAAGGCAATAAGTTTCTTTTCTCTTTTCATAATATGTTTTCTATTTGGTTATACTTTATTTGGTTTTCAAGTTCGTGTTTTTGTCTACTCAGCTCCATATTTCTATTGGCTAAAATTGTGTTCTCTCGGCTTAAACTTACTGCGTGTTCGTAAAGGTTTGTCAAAAAGCTAATGGCTTCTAATAGCTCCTCTTCGCTTTGTTCTGCTCCTTGTATGTAATCAGTTGCTTCGGGTCTTGTTTTAAGTATTTGCTCTCGTGCGTTTTGGATTCGTTTTTTAATAGCCCAAAGGTTCGCTCCTGTTTTGATTTTTTGTAGTCCTATGTCCATTATAAAGAATTTTGATTTGCTAATCTACGAAGTTTCTCTGATGTGTTCATTAACTCGTCAAGGTGCTTTTGTACTTCTTTAGGGCGATGAGGTTCTAAAGGGTCTACTCCGTTTATTTGGAATCCAATGCCTGAATTAAAGTTACAATAAATTGGTTCGTTTAGTGACGTGTGCTTACCTCCTGTTTCCGTGTCTTTGACCTTTTCTACTCCTACCCAAGTTATTAGCCTCATAGTTTCGTGTTTAATTAGTCGATGTATTACAAACATATCATCGCAGCGATTTAAAAAAGCCTTACCGCCTTCAATATGGTCTTTGAGCGGAGGTTTGAGATGTCCTTTCCAATCTCCGTCTTGATACAAGTTGCCAGTTCTACCTGACTCAGTATTTGGATGCGTGTTTATGTAAATAGTCATTCCTGTCTGATTAACAAACTGCCTTGCTCGGTTCATAAATTCGTAATTACCTGCAAAGCTCATCTCTCGGTCAAGCCCAGTAAAAGGGTCTATAAGTCCTACATTAGCCCCGCTATTCTTAAAGAGTTCAAGTATCTCATCAGGTTTGTACAATTTCGAGTTATCTATAAATGTAAACGATTGCTCTAAGTATGCAAGGTCTCCACTAATTTGCGAATGGCTTAATTTACTGAAGTGCTTACCTCTATACATTTGAATCATATCTCTAAGGATTTGACCTTTTTGATTTTCGCCTGACCAAATGCAGAAAGTAAGATTGTGTTTAAGTGCCAGCGTTAAAAAGTACCAATTTATCCAATACGTCTTTCCAACATTGTCGTGTCCTAAAATAATGTTTAGTTGCTTTGGTTTAAATCTTAAATGCTCATCTAAGAAACAGTCAAGTCCAAGTCCTTGTTTTATTTTACCGTCTCTGACATCCAAGAGGTATTGTAGCGTATCTCCTTGCTTACTTAACATAGTCCTAATTTACGTGCTAATAATAATTCTTTGGGTTCTTCAACTTCCGTAGACTTTTTGTTTTTAGATAGCCATTTACTTGCCGTCAAATATAATGAAGTATATTTCTTGTTTCCTTTGAAATTTTCTATAGAATCTAAAACCTCATCAATTTCGTTTATAGAGTATTTATCCAATAGCTTTTCAATATCCGAATTTAAAATAGACAGGTGAGCGAAGCTCCTATATATATCTTTAGATATAACATTAACATTATCATTATCATTAACAGCTATGTTTGCTATAGTTTGTATGCCTTTGTTAGCATTTGCTATATCTTGCCATCTTTTGGTAGCACCTGCTTTACCTGCTTCGCTTCGCTTTACTTTGACATCTTCAAACTTTACAAGGTCTCGCTTAAGTTGCTGCTTAATTGGTTCAAACGCAATCTCTACCAATGGATTGTCAGTAGTCGGATTTTGGTCGTTTACATATCTCAACAGGTGCTTAAGCAATTGCCCTGCATCCGTATCGGATAGTTTCTCTATCGTGTGAATCGCATCACTATAAAGAATAAATGATTTTTTATCTTTTGCCATTTTACTGCACTAAAATTAAAATTTAAATAAAAAGCTCTCTTTGTAACAAATCTTTGCAATATACAAAACATTGTTTTTCTTCTTTAAAAGACTTTTTTAATTTAGTTAAAATACTTTCTTTTTCGTAAATAGGCTCAATATAAGCGTGCCTATCTGTTAATTGTATAAATATATACCTTGAACATTTTAAATACTGTCCAGCGTGCTCTAAATCACAATTAAACGTGTATGTTTTTGCTTTTGTTGTTTTAACTTGATATGTAGTCCCCTGAGAATCAGCAAAATCTACTCCATTTAAATCCATATCAGCTTTTTGTTTAAACAATGGCTCGTCCTGATAGTTATATGTAAACCACAATT